TTCTTACCTGTTTTATCAACATCCCAGCTGTAGTGTCTGAGTTCCTTTATTAAATTGGTACTCGATTTTGTAACTAATAATTCTTTTTGCTGTAGTACCGATATACCAAAATTGATTGAGTCTGCACCTTTAACAACTGGTTTAATATTGTAACCAGCCCGTCTTATTTCCTCAATGCTTTTTGGCTCTGCCGAGTCTGCCCAAATTGGAGCAGTTCGTTCCTGTTTCATTAGTCTAATAATATCGGAGTTCAAAAGTGAAGTCGAATAAATTGATTCATCAGCTATTATTTTACCATTATATTCGTAAACTAAAATATGAGCCGTTGGATCGTTGCTGTAACCGAAATCGAGCCCACAACCTAAGAACTTCGCTTCGCTTGGTATGGTATCGATTTGCTCCCAATTTTGAAAGATAACTCCTTCGAGTGAGCCAAGCATTCCCAATCCGTAAACGTTCCACCAGTTCGCCCAATACGTTGAAGTTAATGCTTTGTCTTTTGCTTTCTCAATCTCTCTAACGATTGCCGGATCGAGTGCCTCGTTATCCTTGTAAGTTAAAACTACAAAGTCAGAGTCTGCGTCGTTTATAAGCTCCGTTTGTACCCAAAACTCATTCGTTGGGTTGTAGTCTAAGTAAATAAATTTCTTTGTACGAACTGCGAGTTGTTGGTAGCTTTCAAAGTCAATATTATTGCACTCGTTTACGAATAGAATATCCCTTCTCGCTCCTCTGAGTTTGTCCGGTTGGTCCACACTAAAAAATTCAATATAGGAATTGTTTGAAAACGTATATTTTAACGATGACCGATTGAAGTTAGCATCTTTATAATTATCGGTCAATATCATTATCTTTTGAAAATCCTTTAAAGCTCCCCTTTTTAAATGAGGGATTGACTCACTAACTATACTAATCTCTGAAAATGGATTCTGTATAGCGTAAGTTATTAATAAAGGTAAAATAGAAAACGTCTTCGAGCTGGAAGTTCCACCTTGCACAATCCGAACACGTTTTCTTAATCGTGCAATTTTACTCTGGGCTGTCGTAGTCTGGAACATCCAAATTAATTGATTGGAAAATAGGTTTTTCTATATTGATATTCTGGTCGATTACTTGCTTCGGCATTCCGTATCTATATTGTAACCAAGTTTTAATTGCATTTGTATCTCCGTCCTCAGCTTTTTTAAGCAATGCCTTCCAAAGTTTTTCTGGAACTGCGATTGCATCCATAGCTTGAATAAGACTAATCTCATCAATCTTTGGTTTTCTACCTGCTCCAATTCTAACTCCTCCAGCTTTTTTTATGTCTTCCATTTGAAAAAATATGATTATTCAAAATTTTATTTGTAATCGGTAGAGGATTTGAACCTCTATTCCCACTATAAAGCGGATGTTTCCCAAGTTGGATTTATATCCAATTACATTAACCGATTATTTTTATTCGTCTTTCCGAATTGTCAATCTTATTATAATTTTAGTCCTATGGCAGCCTTTCGGAGCAGGTAACAACTAATTAACCAATGGCATTATAACGTCCTACATTACCGATAAGTAAGGATTTCCAAGTGTTACCTTTTTATATTTTATAATCGGTAGGAGATTTGAACTCCTATTTTAGGTATCTACCCAGATTCTAACTATTGAACTAACCGATTATTTTTTAAAAAAAGACTTGAGAGCTGTTCTTATGGTAAGCAACTCAAGTACATTCATTATTTATCTAATTTTTTAACTAACTTTTTAATTAATTTAAATTCTCCATAAGATAATGAGATATTTCTATCGCTATAATTATTGGCATTTATATCAATTCCTTCTCCGTTGTTCCATTCTGTTATTTCAATATAACTATTTTCTTTTGATGCAAAATCATAATCTTTTAAATTGGAAAAAATAGCTTTTCTTTTATAAATTTCCATAATTGTACAATTTGAATAAATCCTTAATCACTTGCTCGTGAACTTTTGAGCAGTTAGGACAGTTTGAATTGTCTAATCCAAAGTAATAAAGGTATAATTTATTTAAATAATCAATATCCTCGAACACTAACTCCGTTCTTTTACCATCGATTACTCTTTGACCTTTTGCATCTAAGAATAAAGCAAAATGCTCTTTGTCAGTTTGGCTCATTTCCGATTTAACTGTTTTAAAGTTAAATAATCGGTTAAGAGTGAATTTTCTATTTTCACATCCTTCGCAAGGCTCAATTCCAACGGCTGAAGTTACGGCTGCGATTACATCGCCTAAGCCTTGAATTTCCTTTTTAGTTTTTCTTTTTGCCATTTAGTTTTAATTTAACCATCTTATTAACTCGATGGATTGTTTGTAAATGTATTCCTGTTTGTCTTGAGAGTTCCCGTTGACCTACTAAGGTTGAGAGTTCAAACATAGTTCTCTCGTACCAGGTCAAACCCTTAGAAAGCTCCTTATAATCTATTTCCTCAATTATATAATCAATAATTTCCTCCTCTAAAGCTTCAAAACTTCTGAAGTCATCGATTAAAATATCTTTTGATTTAAGAGAGTCGTAGAAAATGGATCTTAGAGTCACAAATATATAACCATCTGACAAAGGTTTTGTTTTATTTGAAACCTTAATATACATTTCCTGTACTAATTCGTCAGCTAAGTCCTTGTCTTTACAAATTTGTAAAGCCATTTTTCTCCATTGGGAGTCCTTCTTAGCTAATTCCTCTAAAATCATAATGTTAACGGATTAAAATACTGTTTTAAAAAACTTAATAAATCCTGATTGCTTTCGATATAATAGGCTGTTCCGCTAATAATTAAAACTATTTCGTCTTCATTCTCAACCCAAAATCCGTTTATGCTATCAACTACAACCCTAAATTCTACGTATGAACCATTAAAACCAAGATTATCGTCTTCAGTTTCGAGCCACATTTGAGTTGATATAGTGTGCGGTTTAATCATTTGACAAATATACTAAATATATTAATATAACGGTAAAAAGTTATTTTGTAACAAATTTAGAATAATTTTGTTTGATTTGTGTGGTTTTTAATACGTTCCATTGCCTTATCAAAATATTCCTTGTCAAGCTCGCACGCTGTTAAGTCAAATTTATAATCGTGGCAAGCGATAGCGATTGAGCCACTACCGAGATGCGTGTCGAGGATTTTGTCTCCTTTTTGAGTTTTGCAATATTCAAACATAAATTTATAAACGTAAATAGGTTTTTGAGTTGGGTGAAATCTCTCTAAGTCTGTGCTAGATTTTTTCATTATTTTAGCTGGTTTATCAAAAGAAGTCCAAACAAGCTCACAAGCTGAGAGAGTTGGCATCGCTTGATTTTTATCCCAACAAACAAATCCCCTTGTATTTGGTAAAAATTTTAAAAAATAATTTGCTCCGAATACGACTTGATTTTTACTAACTCTAAATAATTCCTCCCAATATTTTTTTGTAGGTAAAATATCCCACTCTTTATCTACATATAACAAACGAGACGGATCGTCTTTTCTTTTGCCTCCTCCGTCGCTTAATCTATTTCCCAAACCATAAGGAGGATCTACAATCGCCAAATCAAAATAGTTATCCGGATAACGAGCCATTAACTCCATATTATCCTCGTTCGTAATTGTAAGCATAAATTATTTATTTTTAAATTCAACATTCCAATCACTCCAAACATATACAAAACAACCGTGTTTTTTAAGCTCTGAGAGCCTCAATTCTTGAAGAGGTGACAATATACCATTTTCTTTTTTTACTTCAATAAACGTCGCCTGGCCGTCTTTGATAGCTAATAAGTCCGGAATGCCATTTGTTGAGGTCTTAATTAGTTTGGTTACAAAATACCCTTGCGCCTGGAGTTTCTTTTTAATCTTAGTTTGGATTTGCTGCTCTGTCATAGTTGCTCGATTTCTTGTTTAACTTCTTGCCAATAATTTACACTATAATTTGTTCCAACTGAATCTAATATCTCATCAACTGATATTAAAGCACATTGTTTGGCTTTGTGGTGTTGAAATATAACTGATATATCTCCTAAAATAATATCGTTAATTATTTCGCTTTTTTTAGTTTCAAATTTAAATTTTTCTACCAACTCCTTCGCTTTGTCTTTTGTTCTCATAATATCAAACTTATAATTTTAATAATACCCATACAAACTAAAACTAATGAAATCCATAATCCAGCCTCAATGATAAAGTCATTATCTTTTTTCATAATATTACATATTTTCGTTAAATTCTTTTCTTAGTATTGTATCTATTTTATTTGTCAATTCGTGGAAGTAGGTGCTCTTTTGAATTGTGTACGTGTCGGCTACATTATTATTCAGCTCCTCACAAAGTCCAACCATATCGGATTTGTATTTTACCATTTTGTCAGTCGTTGGATTGAGTTCGTCTAATACTTCGAGTTGTAATTGACAAATACAATATAGTTTATGCATTAATATGTTTTTACGTTTTGGTTTCATAATTCTTTAATTGTAATTTTAAAAAAGTGTAATTTCGGATAAATAGTTGTAAAATAATAAATCGCCTCTTCGGGTGTATTGGCTATTATTTTCTCAATCTCAAAATCCTTCTCATCGTTGTAACGGAACCAGCCTTCAACTTCAAATGTTTTCATAATGTTTTTTATAAATTTCTAATAGTTGTTTTAATCTTTCTTTTGTATGCCAGTCTGATAACCACTCTGCAAATCCAATAGCAAATTCTTCTGCTATTTTTTCACATTGATCTGCAAATCTTCCAGCTTCTCCACTTGTATTAATACTTATATTTGTTTTTAATTTTTCTTTTAATGTCATAATATTTTTCTTTTAAATTCATCGTTATAATCAAACTCTAACTCGAATACCTCATCGTTATCTAAATACTTAAAAGTATAAATCCAATGAAAGCAAAACGCTTTTTTAGTATTGCTCCACTTACTTGGGAACTCTTCATTTATTTTATGACCTATCAATTTAAACTCTCGGTTATTCGTTCCAACCTGTGGCTCTAAATGTAAACCGATTTTCTGATTTTTAATTATTAGGTGTTCCATATCTTATAAATTTTTAATTGCCCAATTGGCATAATCAATAATCTTTTTAAAATCCTCTTTGTCTTGGTCTTTTTTTCTCCAACAGTATTTATCAATATTGAATTTACAAATAGCGATAATTTCCTCCTTTGTGAGATTGCTCTCAGCTCGTTGAAATGTATCGATACCGATTTGGTATTGTTTTGGTTTAGTCACTCCATTTGAGTCGTAATTCTTTTTGACGTATGGAGTTGTAATTGTTTCAAAAAAATTCTCTTTTGGTATATGTTTCATAATTTTAAAAAATAAATCCCTCTCGATTGATACCGCCAAGTACAAAAGAGAAGGATTGTTAATATTTTCACTTTGGCGGTTGTACAAATATACAAATGTTTTTTTGATATATTTTATTTTAACTTAATATTAACTTATATTATTTTCTTTAAATATCCATCTTTTATTATTAATAATTCTACTTATTTGAGTTTGACTTATATTATAAATCATAGCTAATTGCCATTGGTATAAATTATCAATATTTTTTCTTATTTCTAAAATTTCATTAGTGCTTAATTTTACCATATTATGATTTTCCCATTTTAATGGTTTTTTTAATCCGAGTTTTATAGCGTGGATATTATTATGCTTAATTGTACACCATTCTAAATTAAAATAATTATTATCTTTTTTTATTCCATTTTTGTGATTAACAACTGGATAATTATTTTCATTTTTAAGAAAATGCTCAGCAACTAATCTGTGAATTGTTTTCATTTTTTTTTGTTTATTCGAAGTTAACATAGTTCTAAAATAACCATCTTTATCTGGAGTTGGATTTAAAATTTTATAATTATACGATCTATACTTTCTAAATTTTAAATTAACTTTTAATCTTCCAAAATTTGAAATTTCATACTTTTCAAATTCGTTAACCTGTTTCCATATTTCCATAAATGTAAAAACCAGCATTTCAAAAGGTCGTCGTCTTTATCAATGCTGGAATTTTATAAAATTGTTAATGTAGCGACGACTCTACTTTTACAAAGATAAGCAATTTTTTCTAAAAATTGACAAAGTAAAATCTTTTTTTTTCAAAACGCTTTTATAAATATCATATTCAATTCCACCTTTGCTAAATATCCAAAAGACCTCGTTTTCTAAACGATCTTTTGTAGACATTCTATCACGACTTTGCCAGTAACTTGAGGATGAAAAATCAATATTATAATAGACTAGATATTTTGCTTTCTTAAGGCTTATTCCTTCTTTGCCGCTTTGAATCTGCAAAGCGATACATTTATCGGTATTATCGAACTCCTCAACACTATCGGTTAAATTATTCCCGTAAACAGATTTTAAAGCGTTCCATTCCTCCTTAAACTTGTAAAAAATCGCAATTTTTACCTTCGAAAATTTTTCGAGAGTAAATTTTGCCTTTGAGTAATCAATAACTTTGGAGCTTCCGTCCTCAAATTTACAAGTACCGGAACTTAGTTGGTGTATCTTTTGCATAAGTTTGACTCCGGTATCTCCGAGAATAACCTGCCCCTCTGGATTTTTAACAACCAAATCCTTTTTAAGTTTGTTAATTATTAACTTTGTAATTGGAAGCATCTCGCACTCGAGGACCATCTCTTTAACCGATGTGGTGAAACCCGCTTGGCTTTGTGTAAAAGTAAGTATGTAATTTTGTAATATTCGTTTTATCAATCCTTCATTTGCGGTGCTATAATCTTTAATTACCGCATAACCGATATTCCTTTGTTTTATATCCACAAAGTCAACCGCCCATTTGTAAAAGTTCACATACTTTTTAAAAGGGGAGTTATCGCTTACCCAAAATTGATTGAACCATTGCGAGTGACTCTCTGGGGTTGGTGTTCCACTTAAAAAAATCATTGGCAAATGAGAGTAACGTTTCTTAAATAGTACTGCTACTTTGTTCGGCTTTGGAAATGCACCAAAACGATGGTGCTCATCGTGGATAATCAAATCAAAATCTCCATTCACTAAGTGCAAAGACTCATCGTTTATAATTGTTAAATCATACATAAACCCAAAATTATCGTAATCCCATTGGATGCTCGAAATAGCTTTTTTCTTTGTTAAAAATAAAACGTTTTTAGCTTCGTAAAGTTTCGCAATATTCAAAGCGGTCAAAGTTTTACCTGTTCTCACTTCCATCGCTAAATAAACAATCTTTTTATGTTTTAGAATTTCAACTCCTTGAGCCGAAAGTTTCTCCTGGTATGGTCTAAGTTCCATATCTAAAAAGCTATATCGTCAACTTCAATTAGCTGACCTGTTTTAATTGTGAACCATCTCATCCCGTTGGTGTTTCCTTCCAAATATTCAGCTCCTATAAAGTTGCAATACTTTTGTATCCAAATATTAAATTTCTTATTTGTTAACCATTTTTTGTAATCCTGGTATTCAGTTGTAAAATTATTAAAATACAAAGATTTTTCGAGTCTGTCATTATGTGCAACGTTCTCTTTGTCTTTTACCCATTCCAAAAACTCCATCGAAGTTTCAGCAATAAATTTACGCATTTTAATATTCTTAGCGTTTTGTGGAACTAATCCAAGTTTCAAATAAGACTGTAAACAATTAACCATATAATTATCAAATCTTTGGTAATCCAAGTCATCCCAATCGTCAAACAATTGCCTATCAAATTCATCGTAAGGTGTTAATGATTTACCATAAAACTGAGCGAACTCAATTTCGTGCCTTCTCCTATCGTGTGAGTTCCCCTCGCCTTTGATTGCGTAGTTAGTGCTCAATATCATTTTAGGACTTTCCTCAACTTTCAACTTAATAGCATCTTTATTTTTACGCTCCAAAGTCATTCCTTCAGTTACCAAACTAAATTTACTCTCAAAGTCAAAATTTTTCTTAACATCGTCAAAGACTAAAATTTGAGTCTCTGGAGATACTGTTTGATAAGGGAAACTTTTTTTATCGTCAAAGCTTTTACCATCTAAAATACTAACTTTACGAATTTGTTTTAAACCTTGTACAAACAATCCTTTACCTGTTCCTCCTTCGGGGTTTTCGCTTATAACCTCATCGTTTAAGATAATAGCCTTGTTATTCATTTTGTTTTTATAGGTACTCAAAAGATACCCTATAACGCATTCAATTGCTATTGGCTCGTTACTACTTATATTTTTAATAAATGTAGCGTATTCGTTTTTAAAATCGTCTGTAGTGTAATAGTTTCGGTTTATGATTTGACTTTGCCAAACGTAACCGTCAACATCGATATAATCTACCATTTTAATAGTGTCCTTTGTAATCTCTAAAATACCATTCTCAAAAGCAATAAAAGATTTTGTTTTGGTATCTTTTAACATTAACAATTCAACGCTATCAATCATTGATAAATAATTCTCTGAAAATATGTTTTGATAGGCAGCACAATAATTCCAAATATCTAACTCCTTGCGTTCGATTAAATAATTTAAAACGAAGTCTTTGATTTTCTCGGTTGAGGTTTCAACTACTTTATTGGAACTTATATAAATCCACGTTGCCTTTTGTGCATTCGATTGAAAATACTTTTTAAAACCATTACGCTCCAGGAACGATTTATATTTTAAATGGTCAAAGCCTATTTTGTTTTTATCGGTATAATGCCAAAAGTCTTCGTGTTCTGATGCTTCCTTTATTTCGTTGAATGTATCCTCCGTGATACCGTATTTCTCGATTACTTCCTTTTTACCTTTTTTCAAATCAACTTTTATAGAGTCAATTTTATTATAATTCTCGAAATACTTACTATCGAAATTTCGTTTTTTGTATGCGGATTTAATTGTGGTTTTTGCTTCGGTTTCTGAAAACTCCCCAATTACAATATTATTTAAAATATACCCCTCTGCATTGTGTTGATTTATTCCATATTCACAAAATGCACCAGCTACATCAAAGATAAAAGCATTTCGCTCTCCTTCGACAAAGTCCTTATTCCAATTCCAAGCCATTATTTTAGATATGATATTATCCTGGTCCGTAATTGGTAAAAGAGGCACACGTTCCGAAACATTAAACCCCTCCTCTTTTAAAATAGGATTGAAAATGTCAGCTTCTAAATTAACATAAATGTTAGGATCATAACTTTCAAAACAAACTCTGTCAACGTTGGAGTTTGCAATATCAAAATAATCGTAATTATAAACCTTTTGAAACTCTTTAAATACTTTTGGGTGCGTTTCCTTAGTTAGTTCGTCAGATACTTTTAAAACTCCTTTAATTCCATTCCCAGATGGGGAAATAAATAATAAACAAAAATGCTTATTCTCTTTTAATAATTCAAAATGGTTTAACATTGTTTTATCATTTGGATACTTATCAAAATCAACAACCATAAGTCCGGAATGCTTTTGTAAAGAGTTTGAATTTCTCTCGTTAAAAATTCCTGCAAATAGAATACAAGGGAGTTTTGTCTTTTGGTCCTTTGCTCCTGTTCTAATTAGTTCCACCAAATCTTTTGATGTTCCTTGCTTAATTCTTTTGATAATCTTATCAATTGAAACGTGAAAGGGTACGTCTGTAGACTTATATAAGTCTTTAAATACGGATACTGTCATAATGTTAAAAAATAAACCCCATTACCAGCAGTGGTAGTTGCGTGGTAATGAGGTTCTGTAATAAGTTAATAATGGCTACCACTCCAATGTTCAACAAAGATAATACTTTATTTTTAATAAACTAATTTTTTTTAATATTTTTTTAAATAGTACACATAGTACACATTTTTTCGGGAAAACTACCCCCCCCTATAAAATTAAAAACTCTCTGAGCTGGAGGGTATAGGAAAACGCTTAAAATGTGTACTATTGCAAAAAAAAGAGGCTATAAAGCCCCTTTTTCCTACCAAAATCAATAACTAAATCTAAAACTCCAAATCCTCTTCCTCGTCAACGATAATATCCTCAACGACTACAATATCGCTTTTAATTAAATAAGCCTTTAAATAAGCCTCCAATGTATTGAAAGCCTCATCCGCCAAATCGCTTTCACTATCTGAGATGCTTTTAGCGAACTTGAACTCTGGAGTTGTATATTTAACCGCTCCTTTTTTACCATCTGTAGCAGTTGCTACCTCAACCCATTCATCACTCAATCGTGATCGAGTCTTTGCTGTGAAATCTCCGTATGCTTGACACGCTGCTCCTTTTAATTGTAGGTTAGCGATTGATCCATCCTCTAGCATACAATAAACAGACTTAACATAATGCCCTCCAGCTGCTTTAATTTTCTCTTTGATGTCTTTATATAATCCTTTTGCAATTTCATTCCCTTTAAAAGGTTTTACTGTCATTACATCCTTTGAGATATATTTTACTTCGTTTGAATTAATTTGACTTGAACTTGCATCGTTCCAACCTTTCACGGTGTGCAATTCGTCTAAGACTAGAAATTTAAAAGGTAAAGGGATTGACACGTTTGCTGAAGTTTCACGATCGTAAAAGCTAAAACATTTGTCATTTGA